CTCCTCAAGCTCTTCTCGTCTCAGGTTGCAGAATATAATAAGCTCATAATTATTCTGAACTGGCATAAGAGGCTGTCTACTCTGTGGGCCGACTTCCTCTTTGGTGAGCAGCCCAAGGCCGCCGTCTCCGAGAACCCAGAGAGCCCGGAGCAGAAGTATGTAGATGATTTCATAGATCGGACGCATTACTGGCACCGGCAGCACACCAGGCAGATAGATGTATCACGCTTCGGGCACGGCATCATCGAAGGCTACTATGAAGCCGGCTGCAAGTTGCAGGTAGTCCACCCGTCCAAGTACTTCCCTATTGGCGATGCTTTTGGCCGGACCACAGCCCACCTGATCGCCTGGTTGGAAGAGCCAGAAGTGGTAGAGCATGTACAACAGAGGAGGCTTTTCTGCAGGATTCATTATCCGGGCAGGATCGAGAGCCGTGAGTATGTAGTCTCAGCAGCTTCCGGCAACATCATAACAGGGCCGGAGAATGTGTCCATCAAAGAGACAGGTATTAACGAGCCTCTTGTGTCTGTGGTCGAGAACCTGGCCACATCCTCGGGCAAGCTGGTAGATGACTACCACGACCTCGACAGCATCATCAAGCGCATGGAAGCCCGTCTGACGCGAGTTGGCCGGATCCTCGATGTTCATAGCGAACCGCTCCTGGTACTGCCAGAAGACTCTGGTGCCTTCAGCAAGACCGAGACTGGGGCCTTGGTCTATGACTCCAAGAGAAGAGTCTTGGAGCGAGTCGCCGGCGCAGGCGACCCTGGCTATGTGACATGGGAAGGACAGCTTACCGCGGCCTTCCAGGAGATTGAGACCTGCCTCAAGCAGCTGTACGCGCTTTCTGAGACCACCGAGGCTTGCTTTGAGCCCGCGAAACTTGGCGCTCAGGTCTCGGGCACAGCACTGAAGCTGATGCTCTTCATCCCTCTGAAAAAAGTGGACAGGCTGAAGATGGTGGCCGATCCGACTACCAAGGCCGAAATCAAGAGGTTTGCGGCATTCGAAAAGGCCCGAGGGTTCGCGGGTGCTGTTCCTGTTGAGGCCGTGTCCGTGCTCTGGCAGGATGGGCTGCCCGAGGACTTCAACGAGACGGTTGCCAACGTTGCCTCCCTCAAGAGCATGTGCCTGATCTGGGATGAGATGGCCCTGAAGATGCTCTACAAGCTGGAGGGGAAGGCACTGCAGGAAGCCCTGGAAAAGCTGAAGAGCGATAATATCATCGTCTAATTATTATTTTATGTCTATACCGTAACCGCAGCGGGATCTCTTTTGCGGGGGATTATACCATGTCCGAAAATTCAGAAGGTACCGGAGACACCGGGGATGCTGGAGATCAGCATCAGAAAGACCAGAAGCAGACGGCCTATACACAAGACGACTTCAATGCTTTGGATGCAAAGCTCCGGAAGGAATACTCTGCAAAGTTCAATGCAATGAAGAAGAAGGCCGATGCCTGGGATCAATACGAACAGTCGAAGAAGACCGAAGAGCAGAAGGCAGCCGACGAGTATCAGAAACTCAAGGCGGAGCACGATGCTCTGAAGGGCTCCGTCGAGCTGGAAAAGGCCCGGATCAAGTCTGGGCGGAAGCATAACATTCCTGAGGCCGATTGGGACAGGCTCCGAGGTTCAACTCCCGAAGAAGTTGAGCAGGACGCGAAGGAGTGGGCCAAAGAAAGGGGCTTGGACAAGGTGGGTGGTAGAACGCCACCAGGCAACGCCAATCCCGCTCGGAATCCATTTAATCAAGCCTTCCTCGATGCCACCGGCAGGGGGGGCAGGTAAGGTAATTCTATGACTGACTACAGCAATTATATTTCTAGGTCAGACGCAAGCTCATACTTGCTCCCTGATCAGCAGAGCAAAGAGATCATCGAGGCTCTCCCTACTTCCTCATTCTGTCTCAGGATGATGAAGAGGCTGCCGCCTATCAACGCGGCCACTTATAAGATTCCGATGATGAACGCCTTCCCAACTGCCTATTTCGTCTCTGAGGTAGCTGCTGCTCGGGGCGCGACAAACACCAAGAAGACTACTGACATGTCCTGGTCCGGCGTGACCATGTATATCGAGGAGATCGCTGTCATAGTGCCGGTCCCGGAGTCTGTAATCGCCGACATGGCCGCCCAGAACTTCGATCTCTGGGGCATGGTAAAGCCCAGGTTGGTGGAGGCAGCAGGCAAGCTTATTGATCAGGCAATCCTCTACGACAGCTCCGGTGATATTGCGCCCGCTAACTGGCCGGATGGCATTGTCACTCAGTGCGGAACCAAGAGCAACACCATCGACGACAGCTCTCAGATCGGCTCTGGCCTGACCTTCGCGGACCTCTACGACGGTATCCTGGCGGACAATGGACTCTTCTCTCTGGTAGAGCAGGATGGCTATTTGGTGAATGGCGCTCTGGCTGCTATCAGCATGAAGGGCAAGCTCAGAGGGCTGAGGTCTTCGGAAGGCGTCCCCATCTTCACCACCGACATGAAGCAGGCCAACAGGTATCTGTTGGACGGCGCGCCCATGGACTTCCCCAACAACGGAGCATTCGACCCCACCAAGTCTCTCCTGGTGGCTGGCGACTGGTCCCAGGCCGTGTACGGCGTCCGGCAGGACATCACCTGGAAGATAGCCACTGAGGCGAGCATCCATGACAGCTCCGGCACCCTGGTCTACAACCTCTTCCAGGATGACATGGTGGCCTTGAGGATGACCATGAGAATGGGCTGGGCCTTGCCGAACCCGATCAACCCGGTGAACTCCTCGACTCAGTTCCCGTTCGCTTCCCTGGTACCCTGAGGTGGAGCATGAGGAAACTTCTCATCTTTTTGGTGCTGCTCTCCCTGGCCGGCCTGGCAGCGTCACAGAGCTCATGGTATCCCGAAAAGCTCCAGACTGGCAAAGAAGTGGTGGGGTACGGCGGGATCTACGGGGCTAATTATGCGATGGTCCCCGTTCTGCAGATCATCCCGGCTGCGGAAACCGCGGATGCGGACCAACTGGCAAACGATGTATCCCTGAACTCGACTACCAAGCTCCTCATCAATTCCACTGGTGCAGGATCTTCGAATTTCGGGGATGATCCAGACGTTCCTCGGTGCCTGACGGTGACTCCTGCAGATGTGGTAACCACGGCTATCAAGTTCACCGGGACAGACATCTTCGGCGCAGCCATAACTGAAAATCTGACCTTCTCAGCATCCTCTACCGCCCAGACCACCACCAATGCATTCATGAATGTGACCAGGATAGATGCCACAACTTCAGGGACTACTAGACTATGTGATATCGGCACATCTGACAAGCTTGCCCTCAGCCAAAAGTTGGGAACATATGACCAGGTGGTGCATGCCTGGGTAAATGGTGCGCTGGAAGGGACCGCTCCTGCTGTCACAAAGAATAGCACCGTGCTTGCTGGAAACACGATCGATACGGCGACCGCGCCTGGCGGGCATGCCACGTGGGTGTATTATTTCATCGGTGCCTAACTGAGATAATTACCCAGGTCAAGCCGGAAGCCAAGCCGGAGAAATCCGGCTAATTATTTTTGCTGAATAATAAATGGTGGTACTATGACAGTGGAACCAGGGGATCGTTCGACGGACACTCAATATCTGCGGGCTTTGGCGTCTGTTGTGTCGGGGACGGCACTGAAGATCAATGCAGGTGCCCTCTTGGCTGCCGCGCCGCTGCCATTGCTCTAATAATGATTCCTGGAGAATAAGATGTCAACGGCAGGCCCTAATTCTTGCGGAACTGGAAGCAATTATAATGATGGGGAAGATGACGCATGGTCCTCGCCCACAAATATTCAATCAGATGACAGCTCTTATGCATCCGTAGCTTTGGGTGGATCAGCAAATTCTCAAGCTCTCTATGCAAAGAATTTTGGCTTCTCCATTCCTACAGGCGCGACGATAACCAGTATCAAATTTACTGTCAAAAGAAAGGGCACTGTAATTAGCATTACCGAATATCACTTTATCATGTGTGATGCATCAGGATCGCCTTCTGGTTCCGATAAGGCAGATACTTCAACAAAATGGTCCAGTTCAGATGAGACAATAGAAAAGCCTAGCAGTGGAACTGCAGGCGATTCAACTTACTGGGGCTTAACTTTAACACCTGAGCTTGTAAATGATGCCGATTTCGGCGTCATGATTTCTGCCCATAATGTAACTGTGAATTCGAGGACGGCGTACATCCAGTACGTTAGCTGCACCGTCACCTATACAGTTCCAGCAACGCTGACTGCAAGCTCGGGCAGCTTTGAGATTACCGGCACCTCATGCAGCTTGCTCAAATCCTCCATCATAGTCCCTGATGCCGGGGAGTTTTCGCTTTCCGGCGATGCGGCAGATCTATTGAATAGTCGATTGCTCTCATGCGGTTTAGGCGAGTACAGCTTATCTGCTGCTGGGGCAGGCCTTGTCAGATCCAGAATCATATCCGCTGCATCTGCTGATTATTCGCTTGCAGGCAATCCCATATCTCTATTAGCTTCTAGAAGGCTCGGCTGCGTTTCAGGCGAATTCAGCCTGTTTGCTGCGGATGCTGTGGGCCTGCTCAAAAGCTCAATTCTCTCGGCCGGCATTGGGGAATATCTTCTCTCCGGGACCGATGTCATGTTTGAGCTGACCGCCTCAGGCGCATATATCCTAGCGGCCTACTCGGGAGCTTTCGAAATAGCCGGGACCAATGCAGATCTCCTGAAGAGCTCATTAATATCTGCCGGCGAAGGCAGCTTTTCGCTGGCCGGCAGCATGGCAACCCTTTATGCCGCACATGTTATACATGCCGATGCTGGTAGCTATGAGTTAGCTGGTACAAATGCCAGCCTTCTTAGGAGCATTCGGCTGGCTGCTCTGGTCGGCACATTTGCTTTAAGCTCATCACCGGCAAGTCTCCTGAAGAGCTCTGTCCTGATTCCATCTGCAGGAGCTTTCGAAACAGCCGGGACCAATGCAGATCTCCTCAAAAGTTACATTCTCTCATGCGAATCAGGCAGCTACATCATCGACGGATCGGCCCTGGGCCTTCTAAAGAGCTTCAAAATTGATGCCGAAACCGGCGAATTCACGATTTCCGGGCAGCCTGTGAATCTCCTGGCATCCCGAATAGTCACAACACAAAATGGCACTTTCGTAATTATCGGAAACAATGCAGTTCTAAACATGAGAACAGCATTTAATCATATATGGGCACGGCGGTCGAACAATTTGTTTATATTTGGAGGATATTATGGCAAGCTCTAGCTTCTATAAGTTCCAGGACTTTGTCGAGAGGTTAGCAAAAGGCGAGTTCCAGCTCCACGCGGCCGGACATACAATAAAAGTCTACCTCACGAACAACACCCCAAGCGCATCTGCTGATGCTGTAAAGACGGATCTCGCAGGCATCACCGAGCAGAATGGATATACTGCTGCAGACATCCAGCAGGACATCTCAGAGACAAGCGGCGTCATGACAATGACGGGCGTTGATGTCGAATGGACTGCCTCCGGTGGATCCTTCGGACCTTTCCGTTACGCTGTTCTCTATGACGAGGACCATGCCAGCGATGCACTCATAGGCTACTATGACTATGGGTCCGAAATAACCATAGCAACCGGCGAGAAATTCAAGGTTGACTTCGGTGCAAGCATTCTAACCTTATCTTAAGGAGGGAAGATGTTTTTCAAAGGAGCTGCAATCTCCGGTTTTACCTTTTTGATGCTGGATAGATCCACAGGCACACCTGTGACATCAGGCACTATAACCGCCACAGTCTCACATGATGGCGCGGCTCCTTCTGCTCTGGATGATACCCCCGTTCATCTCTCTGTCGGGGTATGGAAGGTTGATCTCTCGGCAGCGGAGATGAATGCTGATATGGTGGGCCTGACCTTTTCCCATCCTGACGGCATAACGGTCCATTTTACTATAAGGACCTGGGATACCGTCATCACAGGGACCACAGCGAAAACCTATACCGTCTATGAATCTGATGGGACTACTCCGATGTCAGCCTGCGAGGTCTGGGCTACTTCCGACCTGGCCGGAACATTAGAAATCGCCAACAGAGGCTATACGGACGACCTCGGCCAGCATACCTTTTACTTCAATGTGCCTGTCGGGACAACGGTTTACATTTGGCGCAGAAAGGCGGGAAAGTCATTCACAAATCCTGACTCCGAGGTGGTCTAAATGTCCTGGGACGGCTCGGCATCAGCTTCTTCAAGCACTCCAAGCTCCTCAACCTACCTGACGGAATCCGCAGCCACAGCACTTGTTGAGTTCAGGCCTAACTCTGCGGCCTGGACTGCCGCATCAGTAGCTGAAAGAGAGAA